ATAGGTATTGAGCAGGTCGGCCAGGATGGGCAGGAACCGCTCCCCGAGGGTGATCATCAACCCCTCGGTGGCCGATCCCAGGGAGGTCATCGCCCCCTGGAACGTGTTGGACATCGTGTCGGCCATCTTCTTGGCCGCCCCTTCGCCATCGTCGATCTTGCCCGTCAGCTCTTTCAAACGCTCCGAGCCGCTACCCACCAGGGCGTTGATCGCCTTGCCGCCCTCTTCGCCGAAGATGACCAGCGCATCGGTGGCCGACAGGTTGGCCTCTTCCAGGTCAGCGACGATGTCCGTCATCGGTCGCACCTTGCCAGCCGAGTCGACGAACTCAAGCCCCATCGCTTTCATTTTCTTCTGCGCATCGGTCAGGCCGCCCCCCGTGTCGATCGAGTTGCGCAGCATCGTCCGCAGCGCCGCATTGAGAGCCGTCCCGCCGGCGCCGGCCTGGATCCCATTGTCGGCCAGCACGCCCAGGGAGGCGGCCGTCTGCTCGAACGATAGCCCGGCCGCGGCTGCCCCGGGTGCCACCTGCTTGAACCCTTCGCCCAACTGCGCCACGTTGGTGTTACTGCTGGCTGCGGTGACGGCCAACCCATCGACGACGCCCCCCAATTCCTCCACCGGTAGACGCATACCCGATAGGACATTGGAGGCGATGTCGGCCGCGGCCCCCAGCTCGAGGTTGCCGGCAGCTGCCAGCGCCAACGTCTTGGGCAGCGCCGACATGATCTCGTCGGTCTCGAAGCCGGCCATACCCAAAAACTCGATACCCTCGGCGGCATCCGATGCGGAAAACTTGGTCGTCGAGCCCATCTCTTTGGCCAGGGCGGTCAGCTTGTCGAAATCTTCTCCGGTCGCTCCGGTGACGGCTGCCACGCCGGCCATCTTTTGCTGAAAGTTGGCCGCCACGCCGATGCTCTTGACCAGCACGGCACCCAGGGCGACGGCGCCGGCAGCCGCTACGCCCATAGCCGCCTTGGTGGCCGTCCCGAAACCAGACGTTTCCTTTTTCAAGCCCCCGATAACTTTGGATGCGTTATCCTTGGCATTGATCAGGATGTCGAGATCTTGTCTACTCTTGGCCATTTCCCGCTCTTTTCTGGGCTTGTTCCTTCACGATCGGCTCGATACGCTCGAGGTGCTGAAAGGCGGTTAGGTAGTAAATGGAAAGATGGGCGCGTTCGGCCAGGGTGGCGTTGCTATCCCTCCAGAGCAATCGATAGAGCTGATAGAGTTGACGGCTCTGCGGGGTGATCTCCAGGGCGGGACATCCAAAATGGATATCTTCGCCCAGCTCGATTATACGGTCGTTTCCTTCGCCGGAGAGATGTCCGCAGACGCCGGCGGGGTCGCATCCTCCGGTACATCGAGGGCAGTTGGCTCGTCCTTGGGGATCGTACTGGTCTCCGAGAAGCTCCCAGCGAACGAGCAGATCAAGTTTTTTAGCGCGTCTCCGGTTAGGCCGGCCGTCGCCTCGATGGCACCGCGCACCTCCTCGATCAACCCTTTACCCTGGCCCTCCTGGTTGATGATCTCCCGCGTCTGCTCCTGGAGCTTTTCGGCCCACGCCCAGGCATGATCGGCGTCGCGGAATTCCTGGTCGTTGATCGTCTCGGCCAGGGTGAGCAGCTGTACGAGCAGGCTCTCCCGCTTGGGTAGGGGTAGACGGATAAACAGCTCGATCGGATCCGTCACCTCGACGCCGTCAAAAAAGAAGTTCTGCCAGGCCCGGGTATGCTCGGCCAGCAGTTTCATCGTCCCCAGAAAATCCGGGCCCAGGGCAAGAATGCGATCCTTGTACTCGTCCTTTTCGAGCCATTCCTTGAGATGCTCTTTGCGCCAACGGAAAAGGCCGTCCTCCGTCTGCTGGGCAAAAGCCATCTGATCGATCGAACGCAAAAAACGGATCTCCAGGGAGAGCCGTTGATCAGGGGGCAGTTCTCTATTGCCTCCATACTCGGGGACAAAGACGTTCCAGCTTTCTACGCCACCGGTTCCAAAATCCATTCTGCGAATCTCCTGCTACGGGGTGTATTAGCTGGGCGACCCCGGGCCACGCCCGGGAATGCAGACACCCCGTGAACTGCGCCGCCCAGCCAAAAAGGGTTTTTCTTTCAGATAAGCGTGGCCGACAGGTTGTCTTCGCCAGTCGATCCCAACGCCTCGAAGGGCATGGTGACCGTCACCATCCCGGAATCGGGGATGTCCTTGGCTACCGGATCGAACTCGACCTGGTCGGCGTCGATCTGCATTTTGTATCCAGAGGCCGTCCCGAACGTCCAGCGCACATCCTTCTGCACCTGGCGCCGCGACTGGCTGAACAGGTTCACGTCGGACTTGCGGCAGACGATCTTCATATTGCCCGATACCTTCCACTTGCCCGTGTTGATTACTTCGGTCGGGCAATCCGACCCCTCCTCCTCGTTGAGGAGCCCCAGGCCGGTATCGAGGACGATCTCACCCCCCAGCGCCCGCTGCGTGGTTGAGCCGCCATCGATCGACGTGGTCACCTTCGTCCCGAAGGGCACCAGCGACCCGGTGAAGACCGGCGTGGGCAGGTAGGGAGCGACAGTGATCTCATCCTGCCAGCTCTCCGACGTATCCAGCTCGGCCGTCTCGGCACTGAAGTCCAGCGAGGTCATAAAGAAACCGGATCCGCCGTTGGTGTTGGTCCCCAGCTGCACCAACGAGTAGGTCGCGTAATAGTCCATGTCGTCCATCGTGATCGTCGTCTGGGCAGTGCCCCATCCATCGGTCGTGTTTTCCGACGTCTCCCCGAATTCCTTGGCCGGGCCCGAAAACTCCAGGACGATCCAATCATCACCGCCCCAGGTGATCTTGAGCTGCGAGCAGACGGCCCCACGGACAAACTCGACCACATCCCCCAGATCGGCCCAGATACCAGCATGGAGGGCACTACGGTCCTCCAGCTGCGTGTAGACGACGGAGGTGGAGCCGGTGACCGTCTCCGTGCCGAACGCCAGCTTGAGGAAGTCCCCAATGTCGGGGGCGACACCCAGGGAGCCCGACAGCCGCAACAGGACGGTCGCCGTCCACTTGGCCATATGACGCCCCTCGGCTCGCTCCAGGACAGAGAACGTCCCGCCGTCATCGTCGGGGGCCTCCCGTCGACGATCGGAGTCCTCCAGGTTGATCATCCGCGCCTTGAAACCGTCGCCGGTCGTCGGGTTGTTGGGCACCCCGTAACTGCCGCCCGTTTCCATCTTGATGAAGCCTTGCAGCTTATCACCGTACTGAATGGTTCCCATGCTCACGCTCCTTGTTTACGAAGAAAAATAAACTTCAAGGTTCATCAGGGCGGCACGGAGCACGCCCCCTTCACGGGGTGTAAAATCTGAATAGGCTACGTTCTGCTGCAGGCAGATATCCGCATTGTGCGTGCCACTCACCAGGAGGGTAGAATTGGCCTCAATCATCTGGTCAATCGCCGTCATGGTGCGCTCGAGCCGCTCGTTGGCGATCTCACCGGGGAGCAGGCCGTTGATCTTCTCTATCGAATAGATGAAGACCTGCAGTTGTATCTCATGGAAGCGGATATCATCCGACCGGTCCTCGTCGGGATATTGCGTACTCTCCGAGAGGATGAGCGCCGCCGGGAAGGTGTCATAGTCGGCCAGGGGCGCCTCGTAATACCTGGCGATAGGCTCGAGGGTGATCCCATCGTCGATCTCGGTGTCGATCGCTGCCAGGAACGCCGGCAGATCGTTGGTCATCATCGACTCGAGTGCCACGCGGGCATAGCGGGGGTTCTGATTGCCGGCCATCAGATAATCGCTCTCTGGTAACCCTGTCCGGTGTTGAAAATGTGCTCCTGTATGAGCTTCATCCAGCGCGTCTGCTGGGCCTTGGTCAGCTGGATCGGCGGCCGTGCCGGCATGTCGGGTGTGCCCGTCTGGTGATACCGGGCATAGGGCACCCGTGTACCGATCGCTAACCCCAGTTTCGACGGCCGGTAGATGAATCGCTTGTTGCTCTTGTTGGTCAGACTACCTATCAGATCTCCCTGGCGCTGCAGGATCGGCTTGCCCGGGAAGTGTGCGTTTTTCCAGGCGGCATAGGCAGGAGACAGTGCTTTCCATCCTCCTGATCCGCTCTTGCCCTGGCTGGCAAACTGCGCCTGCCCCCCTTCGAGGAAGTCATCACGGATATCCGGCCATACGCCGCGCAGATCCTTGATGTTCGCCGAGTAGAGCCCGAGTGCACGGTCGAGCTGCTTTTGTCCGTGGACCTCGAAGGTGAAGTTGAATAGGTCTTGACGGGTCGGCATGGGTTACATCTGCCAATCATTGCCAAAAGCTGGATCATTCTCATTGCCACTGCTGTCCACATCGAACGACCCCGCCGGGTTCTGATCATCGACGGCCACCGGGGTGTCGTTCGAATCGGACACATCGGGCAGGGTCATTCGCCGGCGTGAGAGCATCACCAGTGCGGCCT